CATGGAAAACCGGGCGAAAAACGCCCTCGATGAACACTGCATCAGGTCGTTTTGAGCAAATAGCGCTGCGTGCCGTGCAAATTACGACTTGCGGCCGCCGCGCAGCAAGTTGATCGGAGCATCCCTAACTCCTTTCCGCTACCGCGCCAATAAGCGCGGCATGTTTCTTTGCGAGAATAAAAAATGAATGTACTGATTCTTCTGATGGCGACTGTCGAGTTTCTTATCAAACTGACCGAGCTGTTGCAGCTTTGGGGCATCGGGTGTCCTGGGTTCGCACCGTGGTGATCAGAACAACCCGCCCAACGCTTTCGGCTCCCAATTCATGATCACCAGCTCGCCACTGACTTCGGCCTTCCCCTGCCGCTGGTTAGTCGTGGTGTAGCGAATGTCCAAAATCTCGAAGTGGAAGCCCTCGAATACACGGCGGATGTCCGGATGATCGTTGATACTAACCATCACCTTGCCTTTGCAGCGGCGCATGAAGCTGGCCATCCGTTCGTAGTTCTCGAATGGAAAGTCCACGCCATAGCCGGCGGTCTGCCAGTAGGGCGGATCCATGTAGTGGAAGGTGTGGGCGCGGTCGTAGCGTTCAGCGCATTCAAGCCAGGGGAGGTTTTCGACGTAGGTCCCGGACAGGCGCTGCCATGCAGCCGAGAGGTTTTCCTCAATGCGCAGCAGGTTGATGGCCGGGGCAGTGGTCGCCGTGCCGAACGTCTGACCGGAGACCTTGCCGGCGAAGGCGTGGTGCTGCAGGTAAAAGAAACGGGCGGCGCGCTGGATGTCGGTGAGGGTTTCGGGGCGGGTCATTTTCTGCCATTCGAACACCTGCCGCGAGCTGAGCGCCCATTTGAATTGGCGCACGAATTCTTCAAGGTGGTTCTGCACAACGCGGTAAAGCGTGACCAGGTCGCCGTTGATGTCGTTCAGGACTTCGACCGGCGATGGCTGGGGCTTCATGAAGTAGAGCGCGGCACCGCCGGCAAAGACTTCAACGTAGCATTCGTGTGGCGGAAAAAGCGGAATGAGGCGGTCGGCCAGGCGGCGTTTGCCGCCCATCCAAGGGATGATGGGTGTAGACATAAAAAGCAAGACCTTTACTGTATGGATAAACAGGTGCTAGGCTCGCCGCGCTTTGTGCACGGAGCAAGAGCCTTGGCTGGACTTGCAGGGATCATCTGCAGGGACGGCGGTCGATCCGGATGTTGACGCATCCGGAACGGCCGCTCTTTTTCACTTCGGTGTCGAGACTTCTTTGGCGTATGCCTGACAGGCCGCGAGGGCAATCAGCCCCCGGTCGCCGTCATCGGTGACGCCGATAATTCGTTGAGCATGCGCTGGGTCAAGTTCGGCTCTTGTGGAGCCATGAACCACGCCGCCGGTGGCGGTGGTGGCTGACAACGATCCTTTGCCGGCGCCGGTGGTGGCGTCGAGTAGGACTGACAGGCGCAGATCAGCAGTGGCAAGGCGGTCGCGCAGGCGACCTTGATCACGTTGGGCATCACTCAAGGCTCGGTAATGGGTTTGTTCGCTGGTAGCCAGGCGCTGCTCGAGCGCAAAGCGTTTGTCCTGTTCGGCACGCTGCTGCGCAACCGTGGCCAGGGCCAACTGGTTAAAGGTTTCGCTGTGGAGTCGGGCCTGCTCTGCGAGCTGTTTGCCGTAGCGCCAATCCTGGACTTGCCAAGTAATGGCCGCAGAACCACCGACCAAGACGACCAGCACCAAGCCCTTGGCCACCAACCGATATGGTGCCGGGATCAGTTCGCCGAGACGCATAACACCGCCCTCGCCCGCCCCCACAACTCCAGCCGATCCTGCAGGCCATTGAGGCCGCCGTTGATCCTTCGGGTGATCGTGTTGAATTCGTTTTGATCGGCCAGCGCGTTCAACCCATTCACTGACCAGAACCATGCGGCCGACTCAGCGGCCCACTGCGGCAGCTCCAGCAGCTCAGGCGTACGCAGCAATCGCTCGTCGCCGAACAGTGCCAAGCTGCAGCGCAGGTAGTTGTCGTGGCCGGTCACCTGAATCAGCCCGCGACCGCGATAGCGCTGGCCATCACCATCCGCTGCCGGCGTGTTGCCCAGTTTCGCAGCCAGGCTGCCGGTGTCGTATTTGCTCAGGTACTGGTCGCCGCCCAGTTCTCGAACGTATTGCAGCTGACCCGACTCGTGTCCGACTTGCGCTAGGAACGCGGCTTGGCGTTTCGGCGTATTGATCTGTCGATGGGCCATAGCTGCATTGAGGGCGGATACAAAAACGCCCGCTTGGCGGCGGGCGTTGGGCATGATGCTTTGCAGTTGCTGTTCTGTCAGTGACATCGGTGTCTCCTTAAGTTTTTGGAAGTGGTGCTACTACTGCAGCTGAACGACCTTCAGATCCTTCGCCGCTTTTTTCTTCCTGCCTTTGGCTTTTGCCTTGCCCTTCTTGCCGCCGTTGCACTCAACCGTGGTGCTCCAGCCGGACTGGGTAAACACCTGCTCAACTGAATCAACCAGGTATTCGCCATCGAGCCCGACCTTGAAGCCCTGGGCGTTGATCGAGCGCTCGGCGAACAGATCGGTACGCCCAGCCATTTCCAGCCGGACGCCGGCAGTGGAGCGGTTAAACGCCGAGAGACGTGCCTGGGCTGCCGCTTCGGCGGCTGACTTGTTCGGGTAGATATGGCGGTCGGTGTGTACTGGCGGCAAACCGTCGGGTGATTCGTCGTTATCCAGGGTGACCACGGCGAGCTTTCCGGTTTTCTTGTCCTGGTGCTTGGTCGATACCGCCTTATGCGTGTTGCGATCACCGAGCCGGAACTGGAAGCGGCTGACGTCCCGCCGCTGAATCGTCACCACGCCAAATGCCTTGCCCGAGGCGCTCTGCCCCGCTTGCCGTGGCATCACCAGCAGCTTGCCGTCGGCGACCTTGGCCGTGCAGTCGTACTGCTTGGCCAGGCGCGTGATGAAATTGAAATCCGATTCGCTGAGTTGATCAGCGCGGGGCACCTTGGTCTGCACCGGGCAGACCGCCTGCCAGCCATTGCGTGCGGCAACATCGGTGACGATCCGTGACAGTGGCACGTTCTCCCAACTGCCGCTGCGAGTGGTCTTGCCGCTGCCGCGCATGTCGCTGGCCTTACCGGTGATCACCAATGTATCTGGTGGACCGGACAGCTCGATCTCGTCGACGACATAGCGGCCGATACGGGTGAGCGACGTTTCGACGTAACCCAGGAAGATCTCGATGCTGGCCCCGCGTGGAGGCAACACCACAGCGTCGTCGCGGTCGTCGATGCGCAATTCGAACTCGTCGGATTCCATGCCGGGCTTGTCGGTGGTCTTGAGCTGCAGCAGCCGATCATTGATCAGCTGGGTGATGTCGGCGCCGTCGGCCACGACGCGAAAGATTGGGGTCATCATTCCATCCAAAAGAAAGCCCGCACTGGGCGAGCCGATTGAGTCATTGGGCGGTATATCGGAGAGGCATCAGCCCCACAGCATCACCTCGCTGTCATCGGGCGCCGGCAGATCCGGCAGCTCGATCACGATGCCGGCGCGATACGGTTGCGGCTCGTCGGCCAGGCCCTGATTGGCGTCCAGCACCGCCTCGACCGTTCCGCTCAAATGCCCGTAGGCGTGGTAGCACAGGGTGTCCAGCAGATCCCCGTCAGACGTTCTGCAGGTCATCGCCATAGCGTACAAACTCCAAGGTAAACGATTGCTTACGAGGGATACCGCCCTGCAGCAGCGCGCTCTGTTCTTCTTCGACGTTCTTCAAGCACCAGGTGCCGAGCACATCACCATAGCCGGTGGTCAGGGTCAGAGGCAGGAGCTGGGCACCGAGACTACGCAGGGTATCCAACTGCTTGATCCCACCCTTGAAGCCTGGAAAAATCGCACCCTTGAGGGTGATTTTTTCCTCACCAATGCCCACCGCCTGCTGCGCCGGCCGCCGAGTCAGGCGTTCCTGCGAGGCCCAGCGATATTCCGTCGAGCGTCGCAGTTCGTCGAAGGCGGCGGTGTCCAGATTGAAGTAATACGGGACCGCCTTGGGATCCAGTGGCTGTACGATCAGCAGGTGCGGAAACGGCTTCACCGCTTCCGGCATCGGTGTCGCGTCACCCGCCAGTGAGCCGGTCGGCAGAATGTTCCCCAAGGACGGGCTGAGCTTGCCGGCGATCTTGTTGATCGCGGTGGACGCCCGCGCTGCCTGTTCCTTGAGTTCGCCCACCCGCTCATCAATCTGCGACACGGCGCGGGTGGCCTTGCTGTAGGTGGCCACCACCTGACCGACCTTGGCCTGCGCGGCGTTGACGCTGCGCATGACACGCTGCAGCTTTGCACCGACCGCCGGCCCCACGATTGGAATACCTTCCAGCTCCGAGGCCGCGCCGCTGATCTCGCTGATCGCACCGTTGACCGGTCCCATCATACCGTCGAGGCTACGCCGACCGGTCTCCCCCGCTGCTGCGAGACTTTTCAGGCCCGACTGTAGCTGCTCCATATAGGCCATCTTCGCTCCTTAGACATGAGGCTCGTCATATAACTTGCGGTTCTGCAACTGCTGAGTCGCCTGCTGCATCTGCTGCTCGATAAAGGGCCGCAGCTCGCGGGCCATCTGCGCCGGATCCTTCGCATCCCCTTGTACGGTGATGTGCAGTGGGGCGGAGATCTCCACCCGTTGCTCGAACTTGGATGGTTCAGACTTAGCCGCTGCCGGCGGCGGAGCCAACAACGCTGGCACGCTCGGCGGTGCAGGTGTGCTCAAAGAACGCGCCACATCCCCCATCACGGCCGCATCGGCGGCGCGCTCTGGCAAAAGTGTCTGTAGTACTGAGGGCGTGGCAACGCTCGGACCAGTTGGGCTTGCGGCGGTAGGTGCAAAGGATCGGGCGATGTTGCCTATTACCGGCGGCAAGTTCTGCCCGGCGTTGGTCATCATCAACGGCCCTGCATCCGGGACTTTCTTTAGCGACTCGTCCGCTCCAAACCACGATTTGCCTAGCGATCCGCCCAGAGCATCGCCGCCCATGTAACCCAGGTAACCACCGATCACGCCACCGACCAGGTTACCGATGATGGGGATCGCCGTCCCGATAGCAGCACCGGCCGCGGCACCGGCCAGTGTGCCGGCCAAACCACCTGCAGCTTGTCCATAACCCTCGGCTTTTTCATCCTGAGTTTCGGCATTTTCATAGGTGTCGTAAGCCTTAAAGCCAGCCTGGGCAACCGCGAAGATTGCCGGGCCTTTCATGCCATCGACGATCGCGGCACCGCGGCCACCGCCGCCTCTGCCACCACCCCTAGCGCCTTTGCTTTTCTTGCGATCGCCGTCTGCATCAATACTGCCGCCATCGAGTCCTGTGCCCCCGGCAGGCAAGTTGGTGACAATGACTTTTTGCGGGATGTTTGGATTGCCCATCAACGTGCCGCGCCCGATATTCATCAGGCCTTTGCCAACCTTGAACGCACTAACCGCCCCCTTCAATGCAATCAAACCGGCGACGGCAGTGCCTATACCGAGCGTGACTCGCGGAAACTCGTCGGCGAACTCCGACAGTTTGCGGCTGACATTGTTGATGCCGTCAGCCACCGTATCGGTAACCGGGCGTATTGCATCCCCAATACTGCGCATTGCGTCGTCCATGCTCTGGGCCATCTCGGACCATTTCTGCGCGGACGTCTGCCGGCGCTCGGCGAGGTTCTTGTCGAGGATCCCGGTGGCATCGGCCGAGTCCTTTTTCAGCTGGTTGTACAGATCCTTGTTCTGCATGTACGCGGTCAGCGCTGCCTTGACCTGCATGTCGGCGAACAGATCGCCGGTACGCAACGCCTCCTCCAGAGACTTCATCATGGCTTTGGCTTTCTCGGGATCGGCCTCTTTGCTGATAGCCGCCGTCGCCTTAGCCATCTCAGCCGCCCGCTTCGGATCGGTCGCTTCGATGTACTTCTGGGCCAGGGCAAAACTGGATTCCAGCGTGGATTTGCCATTCTGCAAGCCGGTTTGCATCGAGCCCTTGTAGTCGATACCAGCCTTCTTGTAAGCATCGACCGTCTCGCCGGAACCGATTTTTTCCATCCAGTTCTTGAGGTTGTTGGCCGCTTCGTCGGAACCGCCGGCGGTCTTCATCTGCACCTGCAGCATCGCGCCCAGTTGCGTAACCGAGTCCATGCCGGTGATACCGAGCTTGCCCATGCCGGCCAGCAGCTCGGGAAACCACTTGGCCATGTCGACCGCTTCAAAGCTACCTGCCTGGCCCTGGTAGGCAATGGCTTCCAGGGCTTTCTCCATCACTTTGGGGTCAGTGATTTTCGCGTTTTGCCCCAAGGCGTTGATCATCTTCGCTGTTTCAGTGCCTTCAGATCCTTGGCCCACCGCAAATTTGGCTGCGGTCGGTGCATAGGACAGCGCCTTGTCTAACTCCATACCGGCGCCGACGAGAGCGTTGACCACCTCGGCAACCTGATTACGCGCCATACCCGTATCGCGTGAGGTGTCGATCACAGTCTTGGACAGCTGTGCCTCTTCCGGCGAGTTGGCAATGTTGGCCTTGATCGCAATGTCCCGGATGATCGCGCCGTAGTCCGCGCTGACCTTGGTCGGGATCGCTGCTGCCGCCGTAAATGCGCCGGCTTGGCCGATGGTGCTTTTCAGTCCCTGCCGGCCCTCTTCCATTTGCCGATGGCCCAGCGCTTTGAGTTCGGCCCCCGCCGCCACGCGTCCCATCGTCGCGTAGGCCTTGCTCAAGCGACCGACCTCAACGCCTTGTTGTTTCAGCAGCGCGAGGTTCTTTTCGTACTTGTTCAACAGCTTATCCGCGCCCTCTGCGCCGGCCATGTGTGCCTTGCGCCATTCATCGCGCAGACGCATGGTGTCACCGATGGTGTTCTGCAGGACGCGGGCTTTACTGCCGACCGCGTCCAGATGCTTGATCTTGCTTTCGACGTCCTTGAACGCTTTGCCCACCGTCGAATCGACGGCGCCGCCAATGACAAAGCCGAGCGCGAGGTTCTTCGCCATGTGCGTGCCTTATGCGTCGGAGAGTGCCGTGGTGACTCAATCGGAGAGCCACCACACCATTTCGTTGAAGGGCATGGCCACGATCTCGGCGGCGGAGAACCCGGTCTCCTTAGCCAAGCGTTTGGCCAGCGTCTTCAGCGTGATTCCGTCACACCTAGTCGTCCGTGACCAAGCGAAAATAGCCGGCCTGCAAACGCATGTAGTCGACCATTTTCAGGGCCACCAAATCCGATTCAGAGGTCTGGGTCAGCGAAGCAAACAGCGACAACTCACGCTGCTCGGCATCGCCGTTGGAGGCTGCCTGCGCGGCGCGCACGTCACGCACGCACGGTGCGCGCATCGACACTACGTCGACGAGGACACCGCTCAGCTCGGTGGGGTATTTAAGGCCAATGCGAAAACCATCTTCGGTCAGCTCCAGCCACTTCGGCAGCGCTTTAGCGGGTGTTTCTTGAATTGCTTGAGTCATTGCGTATGTCCTTAAAGGCCGAGGGCCGAGCGCTCTTCTGCCAGTTGATCAACACCGTCGACCACGAGCACCATGCCGACCATGTCGATCTCGTAGACCAGCCGACCGCCGACTTCGAGCTTGTAGTAGGTCAGCGCCATGTTGTGTTTGCTTTCGGCCTTTTCGCCGGCCTTCCAGTCCCCCATGTCGACCTCTTTGAGGCCGCCGCGCATTGTCACGATGACCGGAGTGACTTTGCCCTTGAGGCCTTTGAACGTGGCTCGGAACACCGCCGTACAAGCGGTGCGGTCGGACAAACCGAACCATTTCAATGCCTCGCGGCGCACACCGTTGGTGGTAAACCCGGCTTCAAGTTTCTCGACACCGGTCGGGATCTCGATCTCGCCCGCCATGCCGCCGCCCCGATAGGTTTCAGTTTTCAGCACGACCTTGGGCAGGGTCAGGCTCGGCATGTCGCCGGCAAAACTAACGCCGTCGATAAAGCCGGCGCAGTTGGACAGAACTTCAGGAATCATCAGGTGGCCTCCTTAGGCGGCTTCAAGCACTTCGGTCATCCACTCGTTGGTGACTTCGAAGAGAAAATTCGGGTTCTCGGCCGGCGGCACGTCGGTGAAGCGGATCCGCCAGTACACCTTGCCCTGCTCGATCTGGCTGGCCGTGTTCAGTTCCTGGTCGGCGTACACCTCGAAGTTGATCACCGCGCCCTGATTTTTAAGGTCGCGCATGAACGCTTCCAGACCATCGGTGACGTCCTTGACGTAGGTCTTGGTGATCGAGCGGTCGACCGCCCACTTGTGCCCGGCCTGCACCGCGTCCATCAGGATGAATAGCGTGCGTACGCGGGTGACGAATGCCCACTTCGGATCGCTCGACAGCGTACGGTTGCCCCAGAGTCGGAAGCCGTCATCGCGAATGATCGTGGTGATGTTCGCGTTGTTGAGCAGGTTGGCCCGACAGGTTTCGTCGCCGTCCAGGTACTCCACAGCGCGGGTCGTCCCGGTGATGCCGGTGAATTCTTTGTTTGAAGGCGAGGCCCAGAAGCCGTAAGTCGCGTCCGTCCAGGCGAACAAGCCCGCAGTCCAGGCCGAACCCGGGGCATTCACCGTCTTGCTTTCGCCGGTGTCCCAGAACTGCACGCCGGGGTCGACCATGAACAGGTTGCGACTGCCGAAGTTTTCGGCGTAGGCCATAGCCGCCTCATCGGTGGTGCATGGCCCGTCGATGATCCCGATGGCCCGCAGCTTCTGCGCCAGGCTATCCATGGCCGTGGCCACCGCTTGGGTGGCGGAATGGCCGGGCGCGATCAGCAATCGCGGCTGGGCATTGAACAAGCTTTTGCCATCAAGCAACGCCTGCAGACCGGTACGCTGACCGGAAACCAGCACACCGCCGATGATCGCGGACGTCTGCAGCGCCGGATCGTCCATCTTGGGAACGCCGATAGCGACGATCACCGCCTTGGCCTTACTGTAAATCGCCTGGCAGGCCTTGGTGATCGCCGCGCCGGCACCGAAGGCGGCAATGGCTTCGCGCTCAGTGGTGATCAACTTCAGCTCACCGGCCTTCGCGGTACCGCCACCGACCAGGCCCGGCGTAAAGGTGTCGCACAAGCCGATAATCGACGAGGACGGCAAAGAGATGGTGCGTGCGCCTGTATCGACCAAAGTGGTCGTGACGCCGTGAAAGAAACTCATAACGATCGTTCTCCAGAAACGACAAAGCCCCGCGTCGGCGGGGCTTTGATGGTGTGTTGTGGGGGTACAGTGGAAAAGAAAACGCCCCGACAGTGCGGGGCGTCTATTGCAGCTCAGCTGACTCAGGAGGTGCTGTGTTCGGCCAGCCTTCCAGCAGCATTTCATCGGTGAATTCACCGGTTTCGATTGCTCGCAGCAACACCAGCTCACGATCAAAACAGGCCTGAACATGCGCACGCACCGCCTTGGCAATGGCGGCGATCTGCTCGGCGCCGATCTCGACAAAACCGGTTGCCGTTTTGAAGTTGCAGCGATAGTCGGGATCGTAGATCGCTGCCAATCCGGTACTGGCAATCAGTGCTTGGCTGTCGCGAGTCGTCTCAATGGCCAAGCCGTTCACCGTGACACCGGTCGCCTCGCGAGTGAAACGCTCTGCAGCAACGAGCTCGGCCTGTTGCTCTGGCGATATCACCGGTGATCCTGACGGTGAGAAAAGCCAGTCTCCGTCGACCTCCACAGCCCCCCAGCCAACCGAGGGTGCCGGCTCAACCCCATCCAGACACACCCAGACAAAGGACGGGTGATACATCGTCGAGATATCTCCGTCCACCTCCGCGAATTCGAATACCTTCCCGCCGTAGATCCGTCCATAAAGACTCATGTCCATTCCTCAATATCAATCCAGCCATCGGCGCCATGCCCTCCACGCAGGTGCGATGGGAACGAAGGGAGGGCGACAGCGCCACCGCCACCTGAGCCAGGGTTAACAGCGTCTGCACCCTGCTGACTCTGGGAGATCGAATTTCCGCCAGCGCCCATTTCGCTTGCGCCGCCCTCGCCAGAAATAACAAAGTCCACCTTAAATCCAAAGACTCCACCACCACCGACGCCGATACCGTTCTTGACGTTCGCGCCGACTGCTTGCTGAGAATTAGGCGTCCGACCGAGGTATAGCGGCGGAACAACGTTAGCGGACAAGCCACCACCAATCCCACCTGGACCAGACACATGAGGCCCGAACGAGGTTGCCCCGCCGTTGTTACCCGGCCCTACCAGAACGCCGGAGCCCCCTTTTCCAATCGTCGCCAGTACGCCATCAAAACCGCTGGTAATCCACGTATCAAATGGCGCACCCGCACCGCCACCGCAGCCGGCGGAAATCTGACCAGCCGCAGTTGAGGCTGCCCCGCCGCCAGCACCGCCGGCCCCTTGGCCCTTGATCCGGATCTTGTTCGTTCCGGACGTCGACCAGTAAATTTGAGTAGCTCGGAGTCTGCGCGTGCCGATCATCCGGCCGGTGGCCAGACGCACCTCATTCGCCAAGGCGCCGACATCAATAACGCCCTGATTGACTGGCGAGCTCCACGCTTTGATGCACCACATCACCGCCACGTTGCGCGGGCGAGCTACACCGCCGCCTGACGGGTAAGGGCTATAACTCACATTGGCTGATGTGAAAGTGATCCCTACGCCGGGATAGTCCGCCTCTTTGTAAACATCCGCCTGAGCCTCGACCGAAGAACCACGCACAATGTCGACCGATGCGCCGCCCGTATAGTTACTGTCAAATACTGTGAGCGTGCCGAGCTGGGAGCTGCCAATCGCGCGCCCCGCATCGACGCCCCGGCCATGATCCCAGCCGCGCAGGAACTCAGCGCGCAGATCCGGCAAGCGGAAATTGCCCGTCCCCTCGTTACCCTTGTTGAAGGATGCTCCAAGGTAAGCCGACAGATCTGGATAAGCCGCACTGCTTTGCACGCTTCCATCAAGCTCCAGAAAACCTGCAGGCATCTTGTTCAGTGGAAACGATACGACAGTGCCAACCGGCATTGCGGTCGCTTTGGCGAGCAACGCATTCACCTCATCAATGGTGTAGCTGTCTTTGATGCCCATATCTGCCAGCGTGGCCGGGTTATCTCCCGATTCAACGATGCCGCGCTCGTTGATCCGCACCCGCGTGTATTGACCGGCGATCTTGTTTGCGGGCAACAAACCGTTGAGCAGATCATCAACATAACCGCGAGTGGCCAACACCACCGACGGATCGATTTTCAACTGAATGTTCGAGGTGCCGCTGGTGATGATGTGCATCCGCACCACCTGATTGCGGCCAGAGCCTTGGGCAAGTAACGGCTTGTAGCTCGGCGCCGCATTCGCCACCGCGCAGAAAACACCGTCCTTGTCTTCCAGCGCAAGCTCGCGAATCCACCAACCGCCTACATCCGGTGGCAACACCAACTCGGCAATCAGGACATTGGAATCAGTGGGAGACACACGCAACTGATTGAGCTGCGCCCGGTAAACCTGGTTCACCAGTTTGGTTTGCGAGGCGCTGGGGACGGGGTCGGTGCCGTTTGCATCACCGATCAGCATGTAGCGCGGTTCCCAAGGGATGCCCAACGCGTCGCAGTTGGTTTTCTTGGCGGCGCCCTGCGTGGTGAGCATGCCGCCAAAAATAGAGTTTTTATCAACCATGGGGATATACGTCCAATTCGTCGAGGGTGTATTCGCTGACGCTATGGTTCCCCTGAACCATTACGTCCATGTCCGGGTTGCTCCATGGGTAAACGTCGATTTCATCACCGTCGTAAACGGCAAAACCGACATAGGCGTCCAAGTGAGTTTCAAGTGTGATGTCGAGTCCGGTCAGTTTTCGGCTGACGGGTTTGGCGTCGTCGATCAGGCGTTCGAGTTCGAGGTACATCTCTTCGGTGATACCGGTGTCCAGCACGCCGACCTTCAACGCGAAGGTGCCCGGCACGCCTTCCGGAATGGTCTGCCACCATTCCGATATCTCGATCAGATAGCCAAGCGGTTCGACTACTCGGCGCAATGCGCCGATGGTGCCCTTGTGCTTGTGAATGAAGAACGAGGCCTTGATCGCAGCACGCTTGACCGCTTCCGGCCACGCAGGATCCCAGCGGTCGACTGACCAGGCCCAAGCCAGATGCGGCAACAAATGAACCGGACAGGTGTCGGGGTTGTACAGCGTGCGCAGCGGAATCAGCGTGGTCTCGGCGAAGGTCGCCTCAATAGCCCGTTCCAGGGGAGTGCTGTTAAGCGGTAAAAGGCTGCGCATATCAGCCTCCCAACACGACGGTGTAACCGGTGCAGTACGCTGCCTGCGCCTTGGTGGGTTTCAAATCCTCCCAGTCCTTGATTTCAACGCGGGCCACACCGGCGACGTGCAACTGCGCATCGACACCGGAACGCGCCACCTCGACACCCAGGCGACGGCGTGGATTGATCCAGGCCTCTAGACGCTTGATCGCCTCGGCGAGCGCAGCATCGTTTTCCGGACCCGCGCCTTTCATGTGCAACACGGCATCAATGCGGTACCGCAGGATCTCGGCGCCGCGCACGGTGACCCGATCACCGACCGGGCGCACATCGTCGTCATTCACAGCCTTGGCGACCAAGGCCAGCAGCTCCGGCCCGACTGCGCCGTCCCCTTCCAGGCCCAGCACTGTCACATCGACACAGGCCGGCGCCGGGCTTTCAGCCATGGCATCGGCGACCAGTGCCGAGGCGTTGCGGGCATGCAGGATGTAGCTGTTGCGTGGCCCCGCTGTGGTCAATCCTTCGTAGGCCATCTGCACCCGTTCACGCAGGGCATCGTAGGATTCCAGCACCGCCTCAATCGGCGGCACCGCCTGCGGATCCGCCGCCTGAATCACCAGGCGCTTGAGATTGACGTTGGCGGCCAGTTGCTCCAGATCGGCGCCAATGGCATACGCCAGCAGTTGCGCCTTTGCCGCGTCGTTAACCCGCGCCCGGTTGCCGAGTTTGATGTAACTGCCGACTTCCAGCAGCTTGGTCACAGGATCGCTCTCCAGCGCCGCTGTCCAGTTGTCGCCCATGTAACCGCGAAACACGTTCAACGCCTCGCCATACACTTCTTCGAAATCCAGAGGCTCCAGCACGTCCGGTGCGGGCAGCTCAGTCAGATCCACCAGCGTACTCATACCCACACCTCCAACGTGCCGCGCTCACCGAGATACTCGCCGCTGATTCTGAAGTTGATTTTCCCGCCCAATACCGAGATGGCGACGACGCGCTCAAGCTTCAGTCGCGGCTCCCACTGGCGTAGCGCTCGGGCCGCTTCCGCTTGAGCGGCGCTCTTCCAGCCTTCGTTAATGGGCAGGTCGACCATGCGCCGCAGCTTGCTGCCGTACTCCGGACGCTCGCGGCGGCTCAGCAACGGCGTGCCGAGGATGTCCGCCACCGACTGACGTAAATGCTCGATGCCGGAGATGGGTTGCCCGGTGTGGCGATCCATTCCGATCATCGGGTTTACTCCTTGAGTTGCTCGAACTCGGCGTGGGCTTTAAGGCACTTCAGCGCTACATCGTCGGTGCAATCTACCGACACCTGAGCTTTCGCTACGGCCAAGGTGCGGCCGTTAGGCAGGATGACCGTGCGCGAGGTGTAAAGGGTGTCGCGAAAGGTCACGGTCGAGTTCATCTGCACGGCGCTGATCGGCACGGACTCAGGCGCAGGCAAATCATCTTGATGTTTGGCCATGGTTTCTCCAGGCATGAAAAAGCCCGCTCGCGGCGGGCTGGATGAGTGATGAGTTAGTGCTTGTGGTGATTATCACTTTGGCCGGCGGCCAGAATGTCGGCATCGCTAGTGATGCTCTCTGTCGCATGTAGCGGACCGTCAATATTGACCGGCCCTTTGATGTTCACGGTCCCCTCAAGAACGATCGTTCCCGACTTCACGCTGACAGCGTTGTCGGTGACTTCGGCCTGCGTCGATCCGACTTTGATGGTGACCGTACCGCTCGGCAAGGTGATGGTGTAACTGTTGGCCTGCCAGTCGTAGACCAGTGAGCCTCCATCATCGAAACGCCAGACCTCGACGTGGTCGCGGTTGTCCGGTGGCGGTCCGCCGTTGCCGTACAGGCCGGGAATGAACGTGCCCTGTGCCACTTCACCACTGGCACTGATCAAGGTGCCTTGCTCATTCAGGCTGGGCGCTCGCCAGTGCCGCGCCTTGCCAGCTGCAACGCTGTGCCAGCGTACCCAGCCGCTGACCCACTCACCGTCCGAGACTCGGCACACTGGTGGTGACGCGGCCAGATCCACCGCCACCACGTAGCAGTTCTTGACCAGACCGGCGAGCATCCGATCGTGCTGGGCCGCGACGTAACCGGAACTCATGGAACATCCTCCGGACGGAACGGGCCGTCGCCTGGCTCAATGTTCAGCAGCAGGGTGCCCGGCGGCTGATCCGGCCAAGGCCATTCGGCTTCACCGAGGTAGATCTGCTGCGTCCATTCCACGACCCAGACGGTGTAGCCGTCCAGTTCGGGTTTGGTCCAGTCCTGCATGGCCTGCACGAACTCGGCCGGTTCGACCTCAACGTCCCAGCACTGCATGCGCAGCAACGCGGCAAGGTGCCCCGCCAGGAATACCGCCTGTTGGTGATGATCCGACTGAGTCGGATCGGTGATCACACGTGCCTCGAACTTGCAGGCCAAGCCGGTTTCACCGGTTCCCGGATCGAGACCCGGCTCCATCTCGGCCAATTCGATCAGCACCGCAGGCAGCGGCAAGCGATCCAAATCATCCGGCCACATGGACACCGTCTGCAGGCCCGGGAAGTGCTCTTGAATGCGCCGCTCGATGGCGCGATACAGCTGTTCAAGACTGAACGGCTCATCGACTTGATCCGTCACGTCATTTCCCCTTCAAGTGCTTCTGCACTTCGAAATTGAGTTCCTGCTGCAGGACATGCACCAGGTGTTCGTCAGCCTTGCTTACCCAGCTCTCAAAGTGCGGGCGGGCCTGCTCCAACGACACCTTGGCCTTGGCCAGCGGGAAGCGGTTGTCGTGCTCGGCGATCCAGCCCGAACTCGCGCCAACCGCACCGCTGACATCGCTGTCGGGATAATCGCTTGCCCTGAAGTGCTTGCTGCCGGTACGAATCCAGACGTCTGCGCTGTTGCCGTAGACCTTTTTGAAGAACGCGCCCTGAAAGCGCCGGCCTGCCACCGAGACACCGGAGCGACTCTGCCGAGGCCGGCCGGTGCGGCTGGCCTCCATGGCGTTGAGGCCGAACCACAATTTGCCGCTGTTCGCTCCGCCGCTGACCGGATAAGCCCGCAGACGCTGCCGCACAGCAGCGACCGCAATGCGTTCCTGTCGGCCGACGGCGCGGGCAATTTGTGTGGCAAGCCAGCGCAGGGTTTTGTTGATGGCTCGGCGCTGGGCGTTGGCCGCTGCTTTTGGCACTACGGCGGCAAAGTCCTGAAAGGCTTTCAGGTCTGCCGCCGATGTCTGCAACGAGATCATCCCGCCGCCGGCCGAGGGTTTGAAGTGACTGCCAACGCTCATGCTTTAGGCCTCAATAGCAACGCCACCCAGCCGGACCCATCTGGTTCAAGTTTGACCAAGTCGTACTGGCCTCCCCCGTCTTGCTTTGCAAGATCAACGACCACCAGCTGTCCCGGCTCTACACCTGCAGCATCGACGACGCGAATCTCAAATTGCGGCTCGCGCAATGCTGTGTTGATTCGCCCCATGCGCGGCTGCAACCAAGGCGCGGAAAAGAAACCGGCGATCTCTCGACCGCCGACCGTTGCCATATCGCCCAAGCCATCCAGAACCAGGGCATCCATGTCGTCGCTCAATTCGCGAAAGCCCATCACTCACCCCCGCTGTCTTCGTCCTCATTGGCAACGTCCGACTGTTGGCGCAGCAGTTCTTGTGCTCGCGGATGCTTGAGCGGGGCGATACGCCCCTCAGCGAGTAACGCTTCCTCGATTTCTTTATTCGGCGGACTGTATGGCTCGCCCTTTACGACAACGACGCGGCCATCCTGCACGCAACCATCAATCACCAGAAATTCGGCTTTCTTGGCCATGTCACACCACCTTGGCGTAGATGAAGGCGTCCGGTTCGAGCAGGCCAGCCAATGCTGCACTCTGGAGCTTCAGCCAACGAGCGCTTGGCTCTTGAGTCACCCAGCTTTTCGGGAAGCGCGCCGCTTCAACCAAGCCGCTTTCCACGGCTTCCAGATCCTGGATCGCTCCATACAACATGGCGTTGCGCGTCGAAGTCGAACCGAGAATCAGGCCGCCGGCCGGAATCATCGGCTGTTCTTCTTCGTCGTAATCCAGGTACCACTCGTCATAGCCATAAAGGTCGACGCCAGGATCATTCAGATAGCCGAGGTACGTCACACCGTCGGGCAACTCCTCGGGTTTGATCAGCCCCATATCCACACGGCGAGTATTGAGCTGTTTCATCACCGTCGCGTTCGACTGGAAGGCATCCAGTGCCTCACCGCTCATGGCGACGGTGTTGGCTGTACGTCCAGAGTCCTTGGCAATTTTGCGTTTCCAGCCACGCAGATTGGCAATAGGGTCACCGTCAGAGCTATTCCATTGTCCGCTGCCCAGGCTGATCTTGTGATCACTGGCCATCAGGAAGTCGATGGTGTCGTCCACGCCTTCGCCGATCACCCGCACCTTGCCGGTGGTGAGAGCTTGAGCACACATCCACTCCTCACGGCGTACGATCTCATCATCCAAGTCACGCAGATCCTTGCCGAGCAACTGCCCTGCCCGCTCCAATGGAGTACGCGAAGAAAACGGGTTGTCGCCGGCCGAGCGTTTGAGTACCAACTCGGCAGTGGTTTCGCGTTTGGGTTGGATGTAAGGCGGGGTGTAGTTGCTGGTGGTGTAGCCCTCACGCAAAGACACACTGCCAGGCAGACGCGGGTGGACGAAGGGCGCCATTTTTCGCTTGCCCTTGATAATGTCGATGTCGACCGTTTTGGTAGGGAACGTCACTGGGCTGCCACCGTTGAAAAACGTGTTCAACAAAAAACGGCGCGCGGTCGGCATCTGCTCGACCGCTTCGAGCATGGTGCGAGTATCAAAAATATCCATTTATAACTCCGAATTAACGAACGAAAAGGCTCAGGGCACGTAGCGCGGCTTTCGTCTGCGCCAGGGTGAAGCCCTCGCCGAGAGTGAGTTGGCTTGCAAGCACTTCGCCGGTCAGGCGGATAGGTGCGATCTGCGCGCCTTTGGTCGAATCGGTGGCCTGATCGAGGATTGCCACTGGCGCCTCGGAGCCATCAGTTGCCGCTGCTTTGGCCAGGACAAACTCACCACTGGTTTTCACCTGGCCAAGGACGGCGCCACGGTTGAGTTTCTGTCCGGAGGCAATCACGGCGGTGTCGATGATCACCGGAAAGGCGCCCGCCGACAGTTGGTCGGGGGCGTAGGTTTGGCGTTCAGGATTACTCATGAGGATCTCCAATCAGCGGCGCGAGGCGCCTTCAACAATGGCGTTCACAACTGCTTTACGTTCACCCTGAGCTGCATCGCCCGTCGGAGTGGATGTAGACGCGCCGGTGGCGTCAGCTTTGATCGCACTCAGTGAAATACCGCGATCCTGCGCCGCCTTAAACAGCTGCAGAGCGGTGGCCTCGACCGAGGTGCCGGCATCGATGGCGGCGGCGATCTCTGTCTCGAAACCCTTGCTGGCCATGGCGTTGATACCGGTGATGCGCTGCCGCTCGGCGGTAGCTCCCTCCTCACGGCCTTGGGCACGAACACTCTCCAGATCCGGTTGGCTGGCTTGAGCGATCTCGATGGTTTGCGGATCCGTGCCGGCGGCCAGCGCCTCACGCAACTCCGCCGTGCTGCTGACGGTGGTCATGTTGTATTTCCTCGGTTGTGTTGCGGCCGGTTTGGCCAGTTCAGTAATCAATGTTTCAAGGGAGCCAAGGCGGTGGGCCAAGCCGGAGTTAACGGCGGCGACGCCAACGCGCAAACCGCCGAAGTCGCCCATCTCGGGAACGCGCTCCGGATCCACGCCCAGGTTGCGAGCCACCTTGGCCACGAACACATCGCCCATGGCGTCGACCGTCTCGCCGACTTTGGCCCGACCTTCTTCGGTGGCCAGATCAACTCGCTTGTTGGGCGCGTTGCGACTGACGATCTGGTAGCGCTTGCGACCGTTGGCTTCTTCACCGCCGACGACAGCCTCGACGACTACACCGATGCTGCCGGCGAGTGCGGTTTCGTCGATAACGATCTCGCTGGCCGCTGAAGCAATCCAATAGGCCGCGCTGGCACCAGTGCCGCCGATGTAGGCGACAATGCGTTTACGATCACGGGCCGAATGGATCTGGTCGGCCAGCTCGTTGATGCCAGCCGCTACGCCGCCAGGGCTGTCGATGTTCAGGATGATTGCACTGACCTTGGGATCATCCAGCGCCATTTGCAGGTCGGTGGCTAACACCTGAGTGCTCGTCGCGCCGCTGATCTCAGTGAAGAGATTGGCGTAACGAAACACTGGGCCAACCACCGGAATGACGGCCACGCCATTGCGCACACTGACGGTGCGGCTGTTATCCAGCCGCATGCCGGTACGGGTTTCCAGCGCTGCCGGATCGCCCATCCGATCTGCAATGGTCAGCAGGTTGTCCAGGGCGCCAGGCAGCATCAGCCAAGGCTGCGATGCAGCCAGCTCAAATGCGCGGGGCATGGTTATTCCTCGTTGGGGTTAATAGGCGGTGGAGTTTCCTGTTCGCGTCCTTTGGGCAGGACATACAGGCCATCCTTGCGGCGTTGCTCGACCTCGCGGACACGCTGTCGGTACACCTGCTGCCACGGTTCACCGGTCATTGCGGCTGTTTCCAGCGTTTCATTGCTGACGCCGATTTCAATGCGCTTGCCGGCGGCGTTGGCCTCCTTCAGTTCATCAATAGCGCCACGGGCCGGACCGATCCAGATCGCTTGGCAGTACGCTTTGCGTTTAGCCGGATCGGCGTAGCCCGGTAATTTGATCAGCCCCCTCGCCACCGCTTCATCTATCAGCAGCTCTCGACTGGGCTGACAGAAGTCACAGATCAGCCACCAACGACGCAGGCTGTAGAACCGCCACGCCTGCAACATGGCGGCGCGGGCAGCGCTATAGCTGCTGCTGTAATGCAGCAAAAGCTCTTCCATTGGCTGTTCGAGCGCGGCGCCGATTTCCTTAACTACGGCGGTAAAGAACGGATCGAATTGCGCGTTGGGTCGCGCTGGGTTGGCGATCACTGGCTCTTCACCTTGGCCCAAATCGACAATGGCGCCCTCGCCCAAGGCCAACTCACCATCGCCGGTGGTGTCGCCTCCAACGCCGTCACCTTCGTTGGCAAGTGCCGTCAGCGGCAGATTGCCAACCTGAAAGTCATTGGTCTTTTTGATGAACACGGTGAACATCGCCGAGATCACCGCCGCCATCAGTTCGGCACTGCTGTAGCGCTCCAACTTCTGCAGCGGCTCCAGCACCGGAGCCAAATAGGGCGCGCCACGCTTTTGCCCTGGCCGCTCCTTGTCCGCCATGACGTGCATCACACGGCGCCGGCCAGTGGCCTCTCCGAAGGCCGGCAACCGTTCCCACTTAAGCGCTTGACCGGTGGTGTATTCGTTCTGGTAGCCGCTGCAAACGTGATAGGCCAACGGCGCGCCGAGCCGGTCAAACTCGACTCCGTCCACCAGGTTGACGCCATCCAGTTGCCCAGCCGGGTTGCACACCCGATCTGACTCGATCAATTGCAGCCGGGTACTGAACACACAGCCAGGACGCTCATCGTCGGGACTGGCCACCAATACATCACCACCTACCATCGACGAGATCAACACCAGCGCCTGCAACTGGTAGTGATTGAGCGACGCCTCAGCGTCACATTCCCTCGGGTCATCGGCATACAACGACCACAAACGATCAAGCTGAGCGTTAATTGCATCGGCCTGCAGTTCGTCGAGGCCAAGCGCGTCATGGTCGATCTGTGCGCGGCAAACAAGTCCGGTGCCAACGACATTGGTACGCAAGCGAGTTATGGCTGCACGGGCGATCAGGTGATTGCGCATGGCATCCCGCGAACGAGCCACCAGCATTCGCCGCTCATTCTGATCGAGATCCCGACGCGGGCTACCAAGACCGGGTATCCAGCTAGCCATGCTACGCAGCACACGGGAGGCACCGCGCCACCGCGTATCAACACCGCCACCGCCGCCTTGAGCGACGATAGGTCGGGCTTCGTTTGCCGACTTGGCGAGCTTGATCGCCTCACGCATCAGCAACTCGGCCGGGTCTTTTCGAAAAAATCCCATAGTCAGATCTTCATGTAGGAGATGCGGTTACGGCCGCGTCCCTGTTGTTGGGCCTGTTCCAGCGCGACCGCCTTCGCGTATTGCTGCTCTAGCAGGCGAAGGCTGTTCAGCTCGGCGCGATACAGTTCGCGATCCGCACGACGCAAGCGCTGGCCTTTCTTCAGGACGTCAGAGATCGCCGCCCGGACTTCCGCGAGGCGCTGTTGTGCGTCTGTCATGTTTGTTTTCCTAGTAGCCCGCGCGACTGCGGGTGCCCCGCCCACGAGCAACGGCTCGGCGCGGTACCGGTGCGACCGGTTGTTCGGTGGTGAACAGAGTTGGCTGTAGCAGTTGCTGCTCCAACTGGTCCCATTCGTGATCGCGCAGCAGATGGGTTTTCAGGCTGCGCGCCGCATGCAAGGCGTACACCTCGCAATCGAGCGCTTCGTTGCGCCGTCCGGCTTTTTTCTGCCAAACCATCTTGCTGGGATTGCGCGGGTGCGGCGCCAGCACTTCGTTGGTGAGCTGCTCGTAGTAGTCCGAGCGGATCTCGCTATACCAGTGCATTCGGCCAGGCCCTGCGCCTTTCAGCCGAAGTCGGCCGTCGATCAGGGTCTTGGCTTTGTGCGTGCCAACGATGTGGACCCTCAGCCCGTATTTGGCAGCCTTGGTATTGTCTTGTGAGGTGTCCACCGACTGCGGCGGCTTGGTAAAAATCTCCTTGTCACGGCTGTCAACGGAAGCACCTTTGATCGCCATAACGTTGTAGCGTTGACGATCACGCACATACGCATAAACCGCATCGCTGGTATTACCGTCAGAGCTGTCGATGCTGACCGCCGACACCGCCAGTTGGGCGCCGCTTGCGATGGGAATCGGTCTGGAGATGACCCTGTCCAGCTCTTGCCAGACAGCATCATGCGGATCGATGGGGTTGCCGTGCAGTTCGCCCCAATACAGACGCCATGACTCTTCACCCCGTCCCCATCCAGTGATCACTAGCGCCAAGCGGTCGCCTTGCACGTCAACTCCGACGGTGACCAAGAGCACACCTTGGGGCGCGGTGAGTTCCGCGTATGGTTCGGCGCGCTTCTCCAATTCGTCAGTCTTCGGAGCATCGCTCTGGTATTCGTAGCTTTCGCCTTTGGAGCTGTTGACGAAAGCGATCATAGGGCCGATGTTGCCCTGCGCCGCCGCATGCTCAGCCTGGAGTTTCTTTTCCATCAGCACCTCAAAGCGAGATCCCCAAAACGTTGCATAGAGCTCGTTGAGGATGTAGCCCGCGATACCGCGAAACTCTGCTGTAGCTGACCAACGCCCATGCTTGAGGTTGGCGTTTTTCTGGTTATCGTCCCAGATCCCGCCGCAGTGCGGGCAAGAGTAGAAAGTCTTTTCCGGACGCTTCTTGCCGTACACCTCATGCTGGTACTCAGGATCCTCATCGCAGTGCAGGTTGTCGAAGCTCAGCGCGTGCTCTTGCCCGCACTCGTGACAGGGCACCAAGCCAACACGCTTGTCTGACAGCTCCAACTCCGCATCGATGGCAGATAGACCTTTGATGGTCGGTGTGCCGCCGATGATGATTTTCGAACGACGAAAGGTTTTGAGTCGTTCCTTCGCCAGCTTGATGCTATCGCCCTGCCCGCGCAGGTTGAGGTTGCAGTCGTCCGGTTCCTCAATGGCCACCCGTGGCACTGGTGTGGACTTCACGCTGGCCGGGCTGTTGGAGCCAACCATTTTCAGGAAACCACCAGGAAAGCGCTTGAAGTCCTGCCTTTGTTGAAGCTTGCGGCTGCGCAGGTCGACTTTCTTGCGCAGCCGTGGCGTGGCTTCGATCATCGGTTCGAGCTTTTCGCCGACGTACTGTTTGGCCGCCTCGGCTTTGGGAAACAACACCAGGATCGGTGACGGGTCAATGTCGATCCATTTGCCCAAGGCATTTCCCAGCACGCCAGAAGTCCAAGCGACCTGCGCCGATTTGCGCCCGACGATCTCGCTAACTGCGGGATCGTCCAGTGCCTCCAATGGCCCACCGGGCCAGATCAGATGAGGCGTCACGTCAAAGCGATATTTACCGGGGCGTGCCGCTTCTTCCGGTGCGAGCCAGCGGTACTTGTCCGCCCACTCGATAATGCTCATGCGAGGCGGCGGTGCCCACTTGCGGCAGGCGCCGCGCAGCGCTTTAGTCGCAGTTTTCCTCAAGGCCCTCCGAATCGTCCGGTTCGTCAGAATATCCATCTGACGGGGCATCATCCTTGTCATAGTCAGAAAGCCTCCTCAGGATGGCTTCAATGGGGTCGCGAATGAGCTGCTCGTCTACCTCCACGTCGTAGCGCGCCGATAATTCGGCGGCTAACGCATCCGGAAAGGAGTTGAGTAGCTCCACTTTGGCAGCAGTGATCATGGCTTCGAAACGCTCGACCAGATCAGCCGCAATCACAACTTCGCCCAGATCCTTGGCCATGGCGAGTTCTTCGCGATCGGCACGGATCCGGTCGAGCCGGTCGCGAGAAGATTCTTTTTTGCCGTTGAGCGAGGCCTGGTGCATTAACCACTGGATCACGGCTTCGGTGTCGTATTGGTTTTCGTTGCCCCGACCGAGGCCGAACTCGGTCACAGGCATGCCGTCGTTCTGCCATCGAGTCAGGGTGCGTTCATCACGGCCGACGATCTCGCTCAAGTCAGCCTTGCTAACTGCCCTGCCCATATCTAACCCTTTGAAAAGACGGACATCCCTGCCAAATTCTCAGCTGCAGAGATCCCGCGAGTTCCGTAACCCGTGTAGGGGGCGGCCCTCAGGGAGGACCCGGAAAAATGGCGCCCCCACCCGGCCGCCGACCTAGCTTCGGTCGGTCGATACCGACTCCGAAACGCCCAACCGCTTGGCTGCCCAGCGTTCATACAACCCGATGGCTACATCAGCACCGGCCATTGCCGTCAGGCAACCCAAAGCGCCCGCCGTCCAGATTGTCATACCGGCTGCGATCATCAGCATCATCGCCGACACTCCGCAGACAATGCAGGCACCGGACCGAAGCGCGAGGCGACGCAATAACGCCCAGCCCCGCGCCCCATCCTTGTCCGCCCGCCACATCTCTCCCGATACGCCGCCGACCAGAGCCAGGACGATCACTAACCAAATCGGCATCTCTGCCAGCGCTTGTTGCTCGTTTGTCATCGCCAACCCCTAAACGCAAAAACCCGGCGCAATGGCCGGGTTTGGTGGTGTAGTGCCTGCCGCTCTCTGCGGTCGCACCTATCGAAGATGACTACTTTTTACAGGTCGATTCCGGTGGCAGCAACCCCGGTTTAATGCCACCCAGTGAATAAGTGGGTAATGAGGGGTGAACGTCTAGCGAATGTGGGCGAATAACTCACCACGGCATTCTGTTGTTTTGGCGGCGTCCCATCAGTCCCACCATTTAGAATCGAGGTGGGACGCCTGAGAGCGCCTAAATTCGGGGTCTCACCCCACCGTCCTACTTTCTTCTCTACTTTCTCGTGTAAAGGGAGAACTTAAAGAACACGCTTGCGCGTGAAACGCGCGTAATGCTGCCTGCTACGCATATGCGGACGGGTGACGGTGCAAGGTGGGACGGTGGGACAGCCCTGAAAAGACAAGGCCCGCACCTGTCCCACTACGTCAAAACATAGTGGGACAAGGCGGGCCGGTAGGACAACAACTGCCGGAGCCATGCCTGGGGTCAAGCAGCCACCCCCATAAACATGCCCCAGATAACCAGATGCGCGTCATGCAGACGCTGGTAGTAGGTGTCGCGACCACAACCGCAATGGGCGTAACGCAAGCGCATATCCACATCGAGCGTGCAGTAATGCTCCCGCACAACTGTCACCAGCTCAGGCGCGAGATGCTTATTCACGATCAGCTCGATGTCGAGAGAACTCTCCAGCGGTGCACGAAAGGCACGCCGCCCACGGATCAATTGCCCATTACTTTCCATCATCATGGCAACCATGTTCCCCCCAGCGAGCCCCCCTTTCGAATGTTCGGAATGCAGCTCCTGAGCCCACAGCTTTAGCAACGAATCAATCTCCTTAATCATCGAAGCAAGGCTCCTCGAAGGCAGGTTGTTCCAAAGCTGGCGCCCTGCCCCAATCCGCAGGCTTCTTGTAGCCCCACAGTCTTTGCCGGCTCTTTGTCATAGCCCCGAGCCGATAACGTCGCCAGCCCAACCGATGCAGAATCGCCCCGACCCGCATCTGCTCGGGCTTGCCCCAATGCCCTGGGTCAAGCTTGAGCGCCTGCGTCAATACCTCACTGCCTGTCGTGGTTTCACCGATCTGCGACTCTTCCAACCAGGTCAAGATTGGCGTTTCCCATTCGTCCACTACGAAGCGCTCGTCCTGCTCTTCGGCGAATAGTGCCGCCTCATCCAGCGTTACCCACCATAGGTCGCCCGCGTCGTAGCAGAACACCGCCTCGGCCCACAATTGGTCTCGGATCGAGCGCAACAACTCCAGATCGACCTTGGTACACGCCACCGGCCAGTAACGCCGGTTACCGGTCGCGTCCTTGAGGTATTCGTCCTGATTCGTCGTCCCCACGAACACGCACTGACGTGGCACGTCCATGGTGCGACGACCGTAGCTCTCGCGGTAGGTATCAGTGGACGCTGAGAAAAACTGCTTGGCCTTCGTGCTCTCTGCCTTGTTGAAGCTGTCGAGCTCTCCCAGCTCGACGATCCACTTGCCCCGGATCGCCTGAAAGCCGTCCTTGTCGCCCAGGGCGAATGGTGTATCCATGAACCACTCACCGCCGAGAATGCTCATCGCCGTCGACTTACCGGCGCCCTGCGCGCCCTCAAGAATCATCACCGAGTCAGCCTTGCAGCCTGGTTTCATCACCCGCGCCACGGCCGACAACATCCAGCGCTTACCGACCTTGCTCGCGTAATCAGTAGCCTTCACGCCCATAACGTCCGTGAGCCAGCTCTCCAGGCGCGGCACGCGATCCCATTCGAGTTTGCGCAGGTACTGCCGCACCGGATGAAACGCATGGTCATGCGCAACCACGCTCACGGCCTCGATCACATGCGACGCCTTGACCCGCAAGTTGTACTGCTGCGCGAGCCACTTCATCACCCTCACATCATCGATGTCCGCCCAATCGCCCGTGCCGCCGCCATACGGCGCCGCACGCAACTTCACGATCTTCGAACTGAACGCGCTGTAACTGATCACCCCGGCCCAGCGTTCATCGTTGGCCAGTATCAACTCGACGTTTTGCATGTGCGCAATCAGCGCACCGCTTTCACTCCGAGCCAGCATGTCCTTCCAGCCACCAGCGGCCGGCGGCTTGACCACGGCAAGCACCTGACGGTGCACGGCCTCCAAACCTTCGGCGACATGCAGGTCGTTGAAGTCGGTCCACTTGATCTCCCGATCACCGGAGAAGATTGGCGCGACTACCTGGCCACCGACGATCAGCGCAGCGTTGCTAGCCTTCTCTTCACCAGGGTTCCAGGCGTCGCCGTTCGGTTTCGTGGTCTTCCAGTCATCGTCCCGGCAAATGATCAGCGGGCAGCCGGCGAAGCGCTCACGCATCGCCTTGCACACCACCAGCAGGTTGCCGGCGTCAAACGCGATAGCCACGGTCAGCGATGTAGCCATATGCAGGCTTGCGCCCGTGGCATAGCCCTCACACACCAGCACTGGCTCACCCGGATCCGGATGCGGACCGATCAGGTGAAAGGAGCCTTCCTTCGACATCCCATAGGGCCAATACGTCTTGTCCCTACCGGTGTCATCTTGTTTGGTTGGATACACCACCTGCAAGCCGACAATCTCGTCACGCACGTTGCACATCGGCACCAGAAAGGCACCGGTGCGCGGTGCATACCGCACACCGATACCGACGATCTGCTTGCGATCCAGATAGTCACTACGGCCCTTCTCCGGCATGCGCATGAACATCCCCGCCGCCCGCTTGGCCGCACGACGTGCCGCACTGGCCGAGATCTCCGCAGCCCGGCGCTTCGCCTCTTCCTGTCGAGCGCGCATTACCTCACGCTCTTCCGGCGACATCCGCCCGGCCTTGACCTTGATCTTCTGCGACTCACCCGAACGCCAGTCACCGAACGCGCCGAAAATCAGCGTCTCACCCTTCTCGGTGTGATGCTCATGGGCGATGTACCAGCCGTTCTTTTCCTTGCCCTTATCCTGCGCCGTCTTGCATCGGGTCAGCTTCCCAAACACGAGCGGCTGCGCCGGTTCAAGACCGTAATCAGCGAATTGCCCTAACACCTCATCAAGCATGGCGAGTCCCCTTCAGCTCCGCGAGAGAAAGACACCCCACGCATTGCGTGCAGCCGGGCTGCGCCAAGCGACGGGCCTCCGGGATCGGGTCATCGCACGTTTCGCAGAACATAAACGAATGCGCCACCAAGGCAGGTTTGGTGGCGTTGCGTGCAGCGAGCGCTTGATCGATGCGCTCTTGCACCAGGTCATTAGCGAAGTCAGCAATGTCAGCCACGATCAACACCCCGCGTCGTCTGGTTGACATACGTGGCGCGGTTGAACAACCCCAACAACCCCTGAATCCCACGAAACACCTGCAGGCGAATCGCAGCCAGTTCCTCATCAGTGACGACACCGTCACCAATGCTCTTGGCCCAGGTGTCCGCCAGATCCGCCACCTTGCGGAAGTATTCCGCGATACCGGTGGTCAACGTCTCAGGCATGTCATTGGTGTACGCCTCGGCCAGCTCCTGCCAGATCGTGTCACCGACTAACGCATGCACTGCATCCAGAATGCGGCGATCCTTGGTCAGCTCCAGAATCTCGCCGAACTCTTGAATATTCACCGTGTGGCTGGGGTGGGTTGGGGAAAGCTTGTGCTGCAGCGTGGTCGCATTCCGGCCGGTAGTAGCGGCGATGGCGGCGGCACCACCGGGATAGTCCCGTGCGGCATGGTAAAGCGCAAGATCGAGCGGCAGGACTTCCCGCTGCGCCCGGTCTAAAGAGCTCAGAATGATACGGCTCATGGCATTAATCCTTGTAAGTTGCCAGTGCCGCACGACAGAGAGTGGTGATACATTTGTCGTGTGGCTTGATAGGCCCAAACGCCGGCGAGGTTCCTAAGACCAACACCGGCACCGTGCCGAGGCGAACAATCCGTTGTTCACCCCTGGCGCAACAGCTGCCAACTCTGTGGTGGAAATGGCAGCAACACCAAAGCTTCCGAGCCTTGGAAAACGCGAAAGGTGTGGGCGGTTTTGCATTTGGTTTGCCCGCCAACTCCAATCGCGGCCCGACAGCGCTGTGGTGGTGCGTGTCGGGAGGAACTGGGCGACCCTTGGGTCGCCTTTTTTCTAAGCTACTTTCTTGAAATCCATCTCCGGCGGAAAAACATCATCAAGCGAGCATTTGATTCCGAGCTGATTCAACGCAGCCGTAATTGCGCGAGACTCTGCAAGTCCGGCTACGCGGCGCCCAGATTCATAATTACTAATCCGCGTCTGCGTCCAGCCCAGAATCAAAACCAAATCACGCTGTTTGATACCAGCCTTCTCTCGATGGTCAGCAATCCTATTCATAAAGATCTCCTGTAACTGGAGCGCAGAATAAACACGATTCGTGATTTTTACAACACGCAAAGTGCGATAAATTTATTTCAATGCGTGGTAAAAAAGACAAATGAACACACTAGGCTCACGCATCAAATCACTCCGAAAAGCCAAAGGTATGAGCCAGAAAGATCTGGCACTTGCCTGTGGCTGGGAATCACAGTCTCGTATTGGTAACTATGAGAAGGATCAACGCCAGCCCAACCTTCAGGATCTAGGGAGAATTGCTGCCGCCCTAAAAACGTCGCTGACAGAACTGGTCAAAGATGTCGACGGACCATTACCCCATTTATCTGGTGATGCACACGGAAACATTTTCGACATCAGATTTCCCCCTCGGCTTAAGACCAGCCAGAGCGAAGGATTAACATCAGCAGGACGAGCGAAAACAGGGAGTGTTCCGGTGGTTGGGACCGCACAGCTAGGCAACGAAGGATATTTTGAGGCGCTTGATTTTCCTCCTGACCACGGCGATGGTTACTTGAGCATCCACAGCGATGACCCTGATGCCTACGGATTAAAGGTTACCGGCGACAGCATGCTTCCCAGGATAAAAAATGGTGAGTACGTGCTTATAGAGCCCAATAAAAGCTACTTCAGCGGCGATGAGGTTGTGGTCAGAACCGCAGAAGGCCGAACGATGATCAAGGAATTCATTTACCTGAGAGATGGGATGTACCGATTGGACAGCGTAAACGCCGAACACCCTCCAATCCATATCGCCGCGAGCGACGTGATTGAGATTCACCTCGTCGGCGGCATCCTCAAGTCATCACGTTTTTTGCACGCAACGTGACAAAATAAACACATAACGTGTTGACTTAAAAAACACACTGCGTGATATTTGCCTCACTCTTACACCACAGAGCGAGGCAAAATCATGCAAACCTGCGCAACCCTCCACGTCCATCCGGCATGCGTCAGCAACAAAAAGATGATTGAGCAGCTGCAGGCAGCTACTGGCTGCTTGGTCATCATCCACAACAGAAAACCCAAGCTGATAGCCAAATCCCAGCCACTCCCTTTCGATCCGAATGATGGAGGGCACGCGGCATGAACAAGTACAAGATCGACAACCGCACCCTGCAGTTGCTTAACGCCCAGGTCAACCTGACCGAGACTTTCAACCACCTCCTTCGAACAGCACCTATGCGTGAATGCCTGGCATTCCGCCTCAAGACTGAACGCGGCGCAGTGGAAAGCACTTTTGTCGTAGAGCTGGGCAGCGAACGCCACACGCTGACCTTGCCAAACGATAAAAAGATGCACCTCAAACTGGCCGACTTTATTGAAGAGGTTGCCAACGGTCCGTTCGACGCGAGCAACTCCAGCGACCTTGTGTATCTCGCGCATGCCGATCGTCAATACGGCCGTTTTGAGGTTCAGGACAAGCAACGCGTGTTCGAACTGGTGCACACCGGTGGCGTGCTGAGCCTAGACATGGGTTTTGAGCTTCCTCTCCATGTGGCGCTGCATCGCACCCATTCGCGCCGCGGCGTCACCGCCATCTTGAGCATCGGCAACAAGAGCCCGCATACGCGCTGCTTCACCCTGTACGACTCCGATGCCGAGATCTACGCAAAGGTCATTGAGTCCATCAACCACCTTGCTGCAGCGGCTACTACCGCTGCGCATGCGGCATGAGGGAGACGCTATGGAACGCACACTCGCTCAAGCCGCAGCGCAACTCGGCCTGACCCGTCCAAAGCTGATTTCCCTCATGCGGGAAAAAGACCTGCTCAAGGGCAACCTGCCTGCTTACCCCATACGCGACAAAGAGTATCTGCGCGTCAAGGACGGCCAATGGTTTCACGAAACGTTTGGCATGCAGTACAGCCAATCGACGAGAGTGAAAGAACCAGGCATCCGCTGGCTTGCTGAGCAATTCGGATTCGACCTACCCGCCATCCCGGCAGATCGCCGTGACGTGGCCTAGGGATTACGCCCGACAGATCATCGCCATGCGGACACGAGAGGAGCGCAACGCCGCACTCCTTGAGGTGCCCGAGCATCTGCGGGAACTGACCAAACGGCACTGCCTGAACGCTTGGAACCATCCGGCAAAAAAACAACGCAAGGAGGCCACACAGAGCCATGAGTAACGCAGCCCAAGCTCCACTAAGGCTACGTCCAGCCCCTGAATCCACCACCATCGAGCTGCTTTATCGCACCTTCGGTGACGTGCTGATTCCGCTGGAGACGGTGCGCGAGAAGTATTTCCGCAACCTCAACGAGCAAAAGTTCGTGTCGGAAATCAACAGCGGCCGGATCCAGCTTCCGATCACCACGCTGGATTCAAGCCGGAAAGCGCCCAAATACGCACACATTCGGCATGTTGCATCGCTCATCGACATTCGTGCCTACCAAGCCGACGAAGACATGCAATCGCAGCAGGACGAGACCACCGAGTAAATCACCAACCCAAGGACTGCCACCACCAGTCCGCAATTGAACCAGGAGCAAACCAAATGACCGCAATTCAAATCTGCGCACTGATAGCAATCGTCCTAATGACCGCCGGCATTTACTGGCTCGCCTACCGGAACGGATTCAACAACGGCCTAACTGAGGGCCATACAGAAGGCTACAGCGAAGGCATAGCCGTTCAGAGCGCTGACAAATCTGAAGAGATCCGTAATCTCACGCTATCGCTCAAGCAGGTCCAAAACAAATACGAGCAACTCTACGACTTATACAAACGCGCCGTAGAAGCTTCGCAACTTGGAGAATCTGCACGGATCACACTGCTGGAGATTGCTGAACAATTGCGGATCGCAGCCGATACTTTCGCCGCCTTCCGCACGGGTAAAAAACTCGAACGCGAAACCAGAGCCTTGCGCGACCAAGCGCTGGCCATGGCAAAACTTCTGCAGGTTGCAAATGAGGGAGAGGCCGCATGAACGGCACACTCTCCTACTTCGGACCAACTCATTATCGGATCTCAGAGCAAGGCGGCGAGCAATCTCGCGTACGAGCACGATTATCGACCGCTTTGCTCTGCGACAGCGCACGCGTCGATACTCAAGAAATAAAGAGTCTCTGCTGCGCAGCAGCAGGCATTAGTGCTTTTCCTCAAGCCGCTACCGAGGCACTTCCCCCCCAAGAAAAGCTGCGCCGGGCGGCGACACTCAATGCAACGCTGAACGCTCAGAAACGCTCGCCCGCGCAGCTTGTCGAGGGGTATACGCAGTGTGACGAAGCGGCAGAGCCATCGCTGCCGACCTATCACCTCGACAAGATTCCAGAAGACAAGATGGCCGAACTGGTCGGCACCACCCGCCGGGCATTACAAGGCAAGCGCGCCAGAGGCGTTATCCCCAAAGGGGTCTGGAACAGCATTGATAGCCGCATCTATTACAGCCTAAGGAGATACGAAGCATGGCTCGAGAGCCAATGGGATTGCCCACCGGAGTTGAATTTGCTGGACAGTCCGTCCGCATTCGCTTCACCTGGAACGGGCAACGCCGTTGCGAAACCCTCCCCTATCCCCAAACGCCGAAGGGGATTAAGGCTGCCGCCGACCTACGCGCTAACGTAACCAGCCTGATCAAGCACGGCGTGCTGGATGATCAGCGATACGCCGAACTATTCCCCGACTCCACCTATGCCAACTACACGGCGACTCCCCGTTTCGGGGAGTACGCCCAGGAGTGGCTCAACAGTCGCGAGGTCGTGGCCGGGACACGCAAGAACTACCTCGGCTCGCTCAATCTGTACTGGATGCCGTATCTGGCAATGCTGCCCATCGACAGCATCACATCGGTGATGCTGCGCAAGGTGGTGGCCAATACCGAATGGCCTACGCCGGGTGTGAAGCGCGCGGCAATCCAGCGCCTGACCACGGTGTTCGGTACCGCGGTTAAAGATGGCCTGATCAACCGTAATCCGGTGGAGTCCATCGAACTGCCGGTGAAGGCCAAGAAACCCATTGACCCCTTCACCGTGGGCGAGGCCAATCAGATTATCAATCACCTATATAAGACGCTGACCCACTCGATGCGGATCTACGCGGCGTACTTCGAGTTCGCCTTCTACACCGGCATGCGCCCCAGCGAGATCGCGGCGCTGCGCTGGGAAGAGGTCGACAAGGAAAAGCGGCTGGTCAACGTGTGTCGAATCGTCGCGGACTACAAGATCGAGGAGCGTACCAAAACCCGCAATGGGCGCCAGGTCATGCTCAACAGTCGCGCACTGCATGCCATCGAGCAAGCCGAGCTGGTGGCGCAACAACGTGCCTCGCAGAGCCGGCGCAAACGCACCGAATCAGCCTACGTATTCCCACCAACCAAGAACTTCGAGTTCATTCAACAATCGAGCGTGACCGACAAACACTTCCAGGCAGCACTGACCGAATTGGGGATTCGCGCCCGCCGGCAATACAACTGCCGACACACATACGCTACCATGTGCCTCATGGCGGGTATGAACCCTGCGTTTATTGCCACTCAGCTCGGTCATAGCGTTCAGATGTTGCTATCGACTTACGCCCGATGGATCAATTCCAGCACTGACTGGGGTGAACTCGGTAAGCTCGAAAACAGCTTGATTGGTACAAAATTGGTACAGACAGAAACAGTACCCCTCTGAAACCCTTATGGAATCAGCCCCTGTGACACTGGAACAGAACTACACCGCGATTCTCGGCCAACTGGGCGAGGACGTGTCCCGCGAGGGCCTGCTCGACACGCCAAAGCGTGCCGCCAAAGCCATGCAGTACCTCTGCCGCGGTTATGAACAGACGCTCGAAGAGGTCAC